TAACGGGCGAGATAGTGTGCCAACATGCGAAGCTCAATGCCAGCAAGATCAGCGCCGACCATGACTTGACCCGGAGTTGGTATAAATAATTCTCTGAATCGTGAGTCACTAGGCACTTGGGCAAGGTTGGGATTCTTGTGTGACATACGGAATGTCGCACACCCAACTGAACAGTGGTGATGTACTCGGTTAGCAGTCGTAGCAAGCTTGAGCCATGCGTTCGTGCCTTCCGAGATCATCCCCAATTTCTTCGTAATATCGAGACACTTCGCGAAGTCCGCGGCAATCGAAATCCCAGCGGAGGCAGTCTCCATCAATATGGTCTCGTCGATAACCGGCTTCCCAGTAGTTGTCTTCTGGGTCGGCTTCCAGCCATAGAATGTGGAAAGGATCCATGCAATATGATCTCGCGATGTGGGGTTTAGTTCTTTGAGTCGGACTGACTCGCAGCCTTGAAAGTATCCTTGGCTTTTGTTATTTCTTTTAGGATTGAACGTCGCGCCTTGGACGAAAGGGTGCCTTTCTCGTAGTACTTTTTTAGTTTCTTCCAGCTCTTTTTGGAGAGCCGATGCAAGCTGCCATGCAGCGCGTTCATTAAAACACCATCCATGTAGCTCCTGCTTTGTCATTAGTTGGGCGACTTGGTGCTCTAGTTGCACCCAGTCAGGTAAGGGCGGAAGTGTTGGCATAATTTGACGGTTACGTTTACGTCCTGTATGCAGTAGTCCTCCATCTCTTGGCTCCACTCTTTCCAGTCAGTGGACTTAGCAAAGCCGCCTTTGTATTCACCTAGCCTGTAGCCATAGGACTCCAATGAGTGGCGCCCGTACAGCTGCAGTGGCATATGTTTCCACTGATGTTTCTTGTCGATACCCAGCATCCCTGGGTGGTAGAGCCTGCTCAGCAAGAGGGTGTCAATCACCTCACCTTGCGGTTCAAAGAACGAATAGATCTTTTGTATACAGGGTATGTCGAATGAAATGATGTTGTGTCCGACTATCCGATCTGCTTCCTCCAACCTTGTAACACCTGCACTAATCGGTGGCTGAGTGCCACTGTCGTTGTACGCAAGGGTTTCGTTAGTTTCAGAATCATAGATTGCAAGGCAATGTATGTGGGTAAAATCATTTAGAAGACCGTCCGTCTCCAGGTCGAACACCAGCATTTTTCCATTGATATGTTTTGTCTACGAATTGAGCAGCTTCTACAGCTGCTTGCGTAGGGGGATTAGGTCGTTTCAAACGTTCAGATTCAGCATGCCAGGGATGCTCCCAAGGTTTGTATGGGAAGGAATCAGAAATCGGTTGATGGATTGAACTCGGGTTCAGCTTCATATTCAGTAAATTTGCAAGTTTCTAAGTCGTATGTCACTTTCCCAGCGACGCCTGTCTCGCCAGAATATCTATTTTTAAGGACTCTAATAGTTGTAGCAGCGTGTTCATCTCCACTCTGCTGATCGCGTTCGAGTGCAATAACTCCGTCAGCAAGTTGTGCAATTGATGCGCTACCTCTGAGCTGTCCAATTGTGACGCGAGCTCCTTCCTCATGGTTATGATCTGTTTGCGTACGGCGTAAGTGAGAGACAAGAAATAGAGTTATTCCTGTGCGTTCAACCAATGACCTTAACTTAGTCATTGTCTGGTCAATCATCCTCCTTTCATCACCATCAAGACCGCTAAGCAAGATAGACAAATGATCCAGGAAAACAATGCGGCAATCGAGCCCGCTTGCGAGATACTCAATGCGATTATAGATAACATCAGGATCGTAACTGCCAAAGCCATCGTACAGAAAAAGATTCCAATTAGCCATTGTCCGGCTGTACGCATCTTCCAGGTCAGCCTTCTCATGTTCTCCGATGTGAAACGCTTTGCCACAAGCAACACTCATCAAGCCGAGAGCGGTTCGTCGGTTACTTTCTTCAAGCGCCAGGTAACCAACCCGTTCGCCATTTTGTAAGAAGTGAGTGCAAAGTGCTCTACTGAGTGAGGACTTACCAGAGCCAGTTGCTGCAGTAATAACGACAAGCTCGCCGTATCTGACACCGTGAGTAAGGCGTTGGAGTCCGGCAAATGGGTATTCATGGTCGCAAGGTTTAGAAGGTTTAGTTACTAGGTCGAGCAGAGTTTTGCCATCGACAATTCCGTCTGGTCGGTACAACGTATGGTCGTAGTTACAGACGGCTCGTACTGCCTCGGTGTCCCCTGCTTGCAATGCCTCTGAGGCATCCTTGTAATCCTCTAGAGCACCGATGTAAACCTTGCCAGGTGGTAAGACCTGGGCGCAGTCAGTCGCGGCCTTCTGGCCGGCCTCATCGTTGTCAAAGAAGAGAACAATCTTGTCGTAGTGATTGATCCACTCGTAGTGGTTTTGGATTGCTTTCTTTGCAGAGTGTGCTCCGTTTGGAATAGAGACAACATCCCAGTTGGGTTGTGCCTCCCACACAGACAGGCAATCCATCTCGCCTTCAGTAATGACGAGCTTCTTTGTCTTGTTGGTTGTCTTGTGCCTGAACAGCTGCATGCCGTACAAGCTGTTGACCTTACCCTCACAGGTAAACGTCTTGTCTTTACCTCTTACCTTTGCTCCCTGAAGCGCTCCATCACTGCTGAAATAATAGAAGCGTAGTTGTTCTCCGAATTTGTATGCTTTGAACTTCTCGCAGGTCTGCTCTGAGATACCTCGTTTCTGCAGCCGTCCGGCTGATCCTCGTAGTTCAACATTGGTAGTCATTACTTGGTGGTTAAATGTGCCGTCATCAAACACGTGGTGATGACAGACAAAACAATGTGTGTGATCCGAATAGACAGCTTTGCCATCAGACGAACCACACTGTTCGCAAGGCTCGTGCCTTATAAACTCACTCTCAGGTGAGCCATTCGATTGGGATAGTTGCATATGACGCCCACTTGATCCCGTGGCGATCGCACCAGGATGCGTAGGTTGTTTTAGATTTCTTGCTGATCGTGTTGTATGGAGCCTGAAAGACCATGCGAAGATCAACAGTAGGATTCTGTTTGATTACTTCTAAGATCTTCTTACGATCTTTGCTGTCCCAATAACCTTTGGTCTCTAACCAAATACCATTAGGCAAGCAAAAGTCAGGCGTATAAGTGTGCTGAATTACATAAGGTATCTTTATACTTTCGTACTCATAAGACACCCCAAGATTGGAGAGAAGATCAGCGACCCTCTCCTCCAGCTTGGACCTGAATGCCATCAGCACTCATCTTCAATTAGTCCCTCAACGATCTGTTCGACTACATCAGTGACGGCACGTGCCATCTCATAACGAAAGTCTGACTTGTCTTTTTTGTGTCGAGTAACCGTGATGGTCGGCAGCTCAATGGTCAGCCGACATTCCCAGAGCCCAAGGTCTGAGTCCTTTGTGATAACTACATCAGAAGTCATCGTCTTCTCCTGCATCAGGGGTGGGTGTGATGTTTGGGTCACCTGCTTTGAATCCTTGTGTTTTGCCAAAAAGTTCTGCAACATCGCTATCGCTCAGGTCGCCAGTGTCAACACCAGCAGCACTGCTGAGCGTGACAACTTGAATACCTTGCAGCTTCAGTGACGTGCCATACGTGACGCCATCCTTGAGGATGTAAGGTTTTTGGTAGAAAGCCAGCTTGACTTTCGACCCGGAATACAAAGGTGTGCCGTTGTCTACAACGGGCGTGCCTTCAGTATCCACAACAGGTGGTTTCGTCTCCTCATTCCAGGAGAACTTGACTTTGTACTTACCGTCAGCGACTTCTTCCCAAGGCTCAGGGCGCAGGGAGGAACGCTTTGGATTCTTCAGTTTCGACTCAGCCCACTTCAGGGTTTCGACTCGATCATCCTCAAGCTTGCTCACCATCTCTGCGTCAACGACAGCAGACAGGGAGTAGCCGTATTGGGAAGGTTTCAGTACAGCTTGATAGCCCTCCAGGACTACAGGCTCTTTAGTTACGAAGGTGGTTCGTGCCATTAACAGAAAAAATAAGTTGATTCAATCACCCTTTCGGGTTCAAGGTCGCCAATGATTGGCGGTTCAGTCTCAGCGCCGATCTGCTCTGCCCACTCTTTTAAGTAGGTTCGATCGGCGAACAATTCCATATATGTTTGCCGGACAAGATCCGATAGCTGACCCATATCGACAGCACGTGCAAGCACCGAGTCGTGTATGAGGGCCAGCGGTGCTCTGAAACGTAGTGCTGTGAGATGGAGCAAGCTTGCATCTAATGAATGGATAAGGTTAGGAGCTGTAGCGTTTTTATGATGTGCTGCGTCAACTGTGTCTGAGTCGCCTGTCGCAACCTTTAGTTGGACACGACCTAACAGTTGAAGTTCGATATTTTCTACCACCTTTTTCATCAGACGTTGAGTGACTACAAAGCCAGATGGTGTTATCCATGTCAGCTCTGTTGCACCACGCTTGATCGCTGCTGCTACCTCTGACTCAATCCATTTCATGACAGCCATAGGTCCAGGTACAACTACATCCATGGCGTTACGAACAGCTTTTACTGTCGCTGTGAGATCATCTTTCTCTACTTCAACACCCTTCTCTTTCAACGCTTCACGGATGTAGCCACGATTGCTGAAAGGCTTTGCGTTGTATGGGACTGTCATGACTGTCCTTTTAGTTGTCTTTCTGTCCATGTGTGGACGAATGACAGCAGGACATTTTGGTTCAGCTTCTACAGCTATTACTTTGTATGCGTCTTGTGGTCGGTCACTCGGTAAGACATTAACGAGCCGAGCAGTTGATGCGTCTTTTGCAAGACCAGCCAGGATTTGCAAACCACTACAGGTCGCATCCACAGCAACAGGCAAAGAAGTGTGAGAGCGATCACACTCAATAACACAATGATAGTACTCATCACATGCAGCTAGGAAAGTCCAAGGCTCATCTGCATCAGCCCAGTCAGAGAGGTTTCTGATTGGATCAGTGGCAACTCTTTTGATTCGATCTTTGTTTGCTT